GTTCTCGAGACGAAATGTCAGTAGAATCACAGATTCTAGGAGCCACTGTGATAGCCATACTAGGTGGTGGACTCGTAAAGGCTTTTGTTATTTAAACTTATCTTAGAATAGTAATGATTGTGGTTGGCGGTGGAATTGCCGGTCTTTTTATGGCAAATGAACTTTCCAAGACTAATCAGGTAACTCTTATCGAAAAAGAGGACTATCTTGGTGGACGTATTGAAGGTGGAACAGTAGGCGATGATCATTTTGAAATCGGTGCAGGACGAATTCATTCTAATCATCATCGCATACTAGCTTTGATTGAGAAGTTTGGTCTCAAGACTATACCAATTTCATCATCGGCAATGTGGCGACCGATAGGTTCCCAGTCTATGCCAAATCTTTTTGAACCAACATGGATGGCCCTCTTATCTCAGATTCGTAAACTAAGTTCCGCAGTCTTAGGTTCTAACACATTAAAAAGTATCAGTATAGATATTCTGGGTCACGACAAGGCTGTCCGGCTTCTAGATACATTTCCTTTTAGAACTGAACTAGAATCTATGCGTGCCGATGAAGCTATTCGTGCATTTGATGCAATCAACAAGGGAAATTTTATGATTGTAGCTGGAGGATTGAAGCAAGTTGTTGCCGGCCTAGAAGCATCTATTCGTAAAAACGGTGGTAAAATTCTGCTCGGTACTACTGTGACCAATGTGACCGAAGAAGGTGTTATGACTAGTGGCAAACTTATAAAAAGCTCCAAAGTAATCTTATGTTTGACCTCGGAGGCCCTAAAAAAACTTCCTGTGACCAAAGGTCTCAAAGTTCTTGACTATCTTGGCATGGCACCTCTAACACGTATTTATGCCAAGTATCCTCCATGGTTCAGTGAGAATAATATAGTAACAAATTCTCCGCTTCGTTATATTATTCCTATCAGAGTTGATACCGGTCTTATTATGATTTCTTATACCGATGGTCGTGATACACACCGCTGGTTAGGACTGCGCGGACCTATCTTAACTAAGATGATCCAACAAGAAGTACGAGCTCTTTTTCCAGAAAAACAGGTACCCGAACCCGAATGGATAAAGTCTTATGAATGGTCTGCAGGAACTACATTTTGGAAACCTGGCGACTATAATCCCGAAGAAGAGAGCCGACTGGTTCTGCAACCTAGAAAGAGCTCGATGCCCGGTCTCTATATCTGTGGAGAATCATTCAGTCTACAACAGGCGTGGATAGAAGGTTCTTTGGCCCACGCCGAGATGTTATTATCCCTTTTAAAGAATGAGGCCATTTAGTAAGAATATGTTTGATTTTGTAAACAAGATTGTCTATATTAATCTGGCCCAGCGCGAAGACCGTAAACAGAATCTATTAGCCGAGTTTGCTAAGGTCGGTGTACCAGAGGACAAGATTGAACGATTTGATGCAATTAAAAACCAAGACGGAGCCATTGGATGTACCATGAGTCACATTGCTGTTCTCAAAATGGCAATTGAGAAAAACTGGGATAATTATATTGTAGTGGAAGACGATGTACAGTGGATGAATTTCTCTGTTGCATATCAGAATTTATCAAATTGTTTTAATAACTATGATGTTGTAATTTTGGGTGGTTCTGTACCTAGATTTGAACAGGATAAACTAGTGTATTGTCAAACTACAACAGGTTATCTTGTTAACAAAGAGTATTATCAAACTCTTTTGACAAATTTTGAAGAAGGTCTGCGCAACTTACTTGTTACACATAATAGACCTCAATTTGCAATAGATATGTATTGGAATCGCCTCATGAAATCAGATAACTGGACTCTACTGAGACCATGTCTTATTAGTCAAAGACCAGGGTATTCTGATATTGAACGCTGTAATGTAAATTATGTGCATCTGTTCAGGTGAACCATGAACGTAAATCAGTCTGGCCTAATATACTAACAGGAATATTTATTTTTGGTACTACTTTTGATTGTACTACTTCTGATACAGTAAGACAAACACCTTTGGACCCAGCTACTGCTGCGCGGTCTACCCAGTTATTTCCCCATGCTTCAGGACTACAATTATTCTGGTGGCCTCTAACATGTTGTAATTTGATTTCCGGAATCCAAAGTTCAACCAGAGGTTTAATTAAATCCAGATTTAGGAGCGGTTCACCAGAAGAACGGGTCCAACCCGCTTTTTTCCATGCAGGACCCCATTTAGATGTACACGACATAGCATAAAGTGAATCTGTGTAAATTATTGGTTTCACATCCAAAGTAAGAGCAAACTTCACGGCTTCTAACAGTGCCTTTAATTCGGCTCTCTGATTAGTCGGAACCTCGCCTTTTGGACCGACTTCTAATACGTCTGCACCAGATGTGAACGGTTCTCCTACTACTTTTCCGGTCCAATATGCAAATGCCCATCCTCCAACTGCTCCTTTCTGACCATTTCCTTTGCATGCTCCATCACAGAATATAGACATACTATCTTGGTGCCCTATTTTATCAAGTATAAATCAAGTTTATTACATGCCTATCTGATGCAAGTATGTAAAGTACTTCTCACTGAATCCGTAATGACATCCATTTGGCTCATCTGGTTTCTCATCAGAACCAAAACTGGCCTTTGGATTTCCACTGTGCAAGAATGCTACAATAATGCCCGCTGGACTGAGTTCGACTGTTTCACGTTCACGTCCTTTAATACAGTTCGGTGACCAAAAAGATTTACGAAATGCTAACGTTGCATCAGATGCTCTTAAATGAGGCAGTTTCTGAACTGTGGGGCCTAACATTGATGATTCATAGTGTCTGATATCATAAATTGGTAGAGTGGCACAGTAGACACAGTTTACGGTTGGGTCCTCCAGACCCTTGACTCTGAGTTCTACGGATTCCTTTGGATAGTGGTCATCATCGTCCATGAATAGAACTATGTTAGATGTAGCGGACTCCACGCCGGCATTCCTCTTGATATTAATATCATTAGGAGCCTGGATATACTTAACTGTTAGGTCTGGATAATCTTTCTGGAACTGGGCTACTTGTCCTCCAAGAGTTGTTGCATCGTCCACAATGATCCACTCAATATCTCGTTGTGGCCAGGTTTGTGTTAGAACATTCTGGACCATGTTGGGCCACCAAGGAGTTCTATTATGTGTTAGCGTAACAATTGAGACTTTGTCTATTTTCTTGTCTGATTTTGGTGTTTTATTAGTCTTAAATTTTAATGCCTGTTTTACAATACTACGCCAGATTTCTACTGATTCGCGGAATGTTTTGCCGGTAGATAAATGAGGCAGACTCGTCTCGATATCTAAATTATGAACAACCAAGTCCATTTTGTGTTCCATCCATCCCCACGCCTCTGGATATGGACCGCCTACAGCTAGAACATTGAAACTGTTTTTATTTTGAAGAGCTATACGACATGGAACACCTACATGAATATTTAGTCCCGACTCACTAACAGGTAGATAATGAGATGCTCGTTTTTGTTGGACTTTAACGGTCTTATCTGTCTTTTCGAGATACAACAATGTTCTAACTAAGGGTTCACAGGGCTCGTCTGAAAGAATAAGAACATTCATTAGTATATGAATATGGACCCTGCTTTAGAACCTGTAATGCAAAATGTAATACAAAAATATTACAGAAGGCATTGCATCAGTTGTCTGAATAAGGTAGTTATTGTGATAACACTGCCATATCCATACTATGAGGCTCCGTGCCCTTGGTGCCGTGCTTCTGTTCGTCTTTGGCCCTAGTTCTTAATGATTCAAGCGAAGCTTGAATCGGAGTCAATCAAAGCTTGGACACGTTGCCGCGTGGTAATAATAAGCCGTCGGTGACTTGAATGTCTGACTACACAGACATGTCCCGGTATACGGTGGAATCCACGGACTATGTTTCCTCGCAATGTGAATCATCAGATTCGGCTTCATAGTACATGAATGGTCACATCCATCATGTGGGCATGAGTACTTTGTGGAATATGGATTGGTAGCATCTATCTTTGATGGATGGGCCTGGGCCATGTGCTGTTGGAGACCACTTTTCTGAATAAATGCCTTTCCGCATCCCGGTTCTGCACAGGGATAATCCAGAATCCCGGCATGTTTCTTCAAATGATAGAACATTCCACTTGTTCCGGCAGTAGTGTGTTCACAATGCGGGCAAGTAAAACGTCCATCTGCGTTCTTTGTATACTTACTCCTAGATGCCTGTTGATTCTTTTCAAGGAGCATCCTACCTACTTAGGTTAGCCGGTCACTAGTTCAACTTTTTGCCGGCTAAACAAAAACTATAAGTAAAGTATAAGGATGACCGATTTTTCCATGAATGTTGGTTCTAAGGCCCAGGTATTTCATGGCACTGCCGCAAAGACTTCCGGTGGTCTCACCAAGTCTGACCTAGTTCAGAATAAGCATGGACGTATTGTTAGCAGGCGCAAGCAGGCTGCTGGACGCCGTGCTCTTAAGTATCTGACCCGCAGAGGTTACAAGGCCAAGAAAGGTGTGTTTCGTCTGTTCAACAAGTACCGTCGCATAACCAAGAGACGGGACCAGCAGGGTGGATTTTTTTAAATGCAAATAGTAGATGGAATCTTTTGAAGAACAGGCCGAGAGAGAGGCACGACAGAATGCAACAATACGTATGTGGGGTCAGCGTAATGGTCTAACTGAAGAACAGATTCAACGTAAGATTCAGAATGCCCATGCGAGACGTGGTTCTAGAAATGCAAATCTTACGATTGAGGCCATTAAGAGAAAGAGAGGTGGTTCTCGGAAAAGAAAGACCCGTAGACATAGGAAATAATATGCGTATAAAGTATAATGCCTAACCGTTGCCCCCCAGGATCTAATAGAGCAGCAAATGGCTCTTGCTATAAGCCATGCCCTGGTGGCGAGCCCCGTAATGCAGATGGTAAGTGCGATGAAACTAATGGAGGTAATATGGTTAACCCTATGGGTGCATCTAGGAATCTATTAGCAAATGCCAGAAACCCCATGGGCGCATCCAGGAATTTACTGAAAAAAGGTGGTTCCCGTAGGAGAAAGTCCCGGCGTTCTAAGAATAAGAATCGGAAGACCCGCAGACATTAAATGCGTTCTAACAGAGTTCCAAGTATTTGTAACTGTTTTGCAATTTGCTGTACAGTTAAAGATACCAACGGTGATGAATCCGCCGGTTTATACCACTGCCATAACCCATTTGTCATCGTAAGACCATATCCTTGATTGGCCAATTGAGGAATTAAAGTACGGAGGTCCACTGTCTTAAACATTTCTTGCACAGTGGCTATGATACCTGCATACTTGGCCCCACTTTCTAACACTGGAAAAAACACCTGATCCGGTGCATCGCCTACCCATCCAAGACTCTGACGAAGTACGACGGTAGTAAATGCACCTCTTAAATTAGCTGATAATTTTGGCGACATAACCATGTCAGGCCCAACAACCAATAAAATAGGTCCCGGCATGTGCTGTAAGATTCCCAGAAGACATGACCACTCTTTGGCTCCTGGTGAACGCCAAACTTGTGTCCATGAACTATCAGAGGCCATTGCAGTAGACATTGTACTCTGTCGCCCAGTGACTAGAATACGTGTAATATACTGACTTAATAAAAATTCTGTAGGAAGCCACGGTGTAACAGAATCTGGTGTCTGCCAAACTGCTACTAATTTATCTTGAATCAGTCCCGTATATTCTTCTAGTCGAAACTCCATTATTATAGCCTAAAGACTTTGGCTTTAGGCTAGAATTTAACATGAAAGAGTAAGATGCTACAACTTGCTCTAATGGCTCTAACACTTATAGTTCTTGATGCTGTATGGTTAATGTCTAGAATGGCCGATACTATGTCAATATTTGCTAAACTCCAGGGCCAGCCTCTTGTTATCAGACCTGTTCCTGCCGGTCTAGTCTATATTCTAATACTCGGTGCAGTCTGGTTTTTCACTCATGATGCTAAGACTATAGAAGAGGCAGTGGGTCGTGGTTCTATGTTAGGTCTGGCTATGTATGGAGTCTATGACTTAACAAACTATGCTACTCTAGCAAAATATCCATTATCATTTGCTATTACCGACATAGCATGGGGGACATTTCTGTGCGCCTGTGTTTCTACCGTTGGGTTTTTGTGTAAATAGGATAGATGGATGCATCAACGTGGCTTAAGTATAAACGGTCGAAAGTAATTGCTAATGGATTTGATAATCAGAAAATAACGTTTGCATCATCTGGTGGAACAGTCTTAGATACACACATAGGTACCCAACAAAATATTTTTAAAAAGGAAGCATATCAAAAATGTTGTCCGTATGACACTGGAGGTTTAAATGGGGCTGTACCTTTGGGTCGATTAGGTTTAGTCTTCCGAAGTGGTCTGAATCCTCGTATCAAACCTAGAGCACTAACAACAAATAGAGTTGTTTTACCTATAACATATACAGGAGCTATCCGTGTAGATTGGGGTGATGGTATTATAGATTCTTCTGAGTCACATACATATGCCTCTTTTGGTACTTATACTGTCGATGTAACTGGTACAATAACGGCATTTGGGCCTCCTTTTACAAGTGGCTGGACCGGTTCTAATTTATTAATTGAGGTTACCAGTTTACCTAATTCGTTAACAAGTCTTGCTGGTGCCTTTTCAGGAGCTTTTAATCTAATATCAGTGCCTAGTACGATTCCTCCAGTTACGGATATGTCATATATGTTTGCCGGTGCTTCTTCTTTTGTACAGGATATATCAGTATGGAATGTTAGTTCGGTGTTGTCTGCATTAAATATGTTTATGGGTTCTCCTAATTTGTCTATGATGGACTTTAATGGTATCCCTGAATCTGTGTACAGACCATCGACAATGTCTTTACAGATGCGTTTTACAGAATCTATACCACATCCCATATCTTTACCTCTTACATTTTCAACGCCGATTATAGTATTGTGGGGTGATGGTTCAGGAAATACTTTTTCTAGTGGACCCGTAAGTCATACTTATGATATTTCTGGATTATATACGATTTTTATTACAGGTTCTGTTACTGCGTTTGGTTCTTTAAGTTGGTCAGGTGTAGAACATCTTGTTTCTGTTGTATCTTGGATTCCATCAATAACTAATCTAAAATATGCATTTATGGACACTACATCATTAACATCGGTAGCTACTCCGCCATCTGGTGTTACTGATATGGCCTATATGTTTGCAACTTCTACATTTAATGGTAACGTATCAGGATGGAATGTGTCTAGTGTAAAAGATATGGATTCTATGTTTAGAAATTCTTCATTTACTGGCCAAGGATTAGATACTTGGGATACTTCTGTATGTACTAATATGATTAATATGTTTCGAAATGCAAGAATTTATACCAATGGTAATTCTAACATTGATTTGACTAGTTGGAATGTCTCAAATGTAGCGGATGCCCCTGATTTTTTCAGTATTGGTGGTCTTAATACTACATTATCGGATCCTTATTCTCCCTTTTGTTATATGGAATTATTATTTAATACGGGCGTCTTTGCTACAACGCTACCTTTACAATGGATAGGTACAATAAAAGTAGATTTTGGTGATGGTATACAATTACCATATACTACAGAAATTCCAGGAATTAATTCTAGTACAACAAATGTAAAAATCTACGGAAAAATAACAGGGTTTAGTACTCCGTTTAGTCCTTGGGATAGTGAACAAAGATTGACTGCTGTATCATCATGGGGAGCGTATACTTTGACTAATTTAACTCGTGCATTCTATGATTGTACAAACCTTTTAATTGTACCTGATTTACCTGCTAATGTAACAAATACATCGTATATGTTCAACAATTGCCCTATTGATATTGATTTTAGTGACTGGAATACATCAAATGTTACAGATATGACGGAAATGTTTGCATTTTCTGGTACAACAAGTGGTGGGTTCTCGGGTATAGGTATAGAATCATGGAATACATCTAAAGTAAAATCTATGGCCGGTATGTTTGAAGATGCAGGATTTTTTACTCCGTTATCACTTTCTGATTGGGATGTGTCAGGAGTAACAGATATGTCACGTATGTTTTATCAAGCTGGTCTATACGAGGCGAATGGTATAGATGAATGGAATACAAAGAGTGTTAAAAGGGTGGATAACATGTTTTATAGAACTATTTCATCGTATAACAGTGGAAATTTTATAACAGATCTTTCAGATTGGAATGTCTCAAATGTAACATCAAATACTAACTTTTTTAGTCCTGCTAATACAGATACAACATTATTAGATTCTTTTTCTCCATATTATATTGCCCCACCAACATCGGTAATTGCTACACCATATGATGCATCTGCTACAGTAATCTGGACAGCACCAACAGATACGTACAATAGAATCACAGGTTATACTGTAACTTCTAGTTCTGGTCCAAGTATTTCATGGACTAATGGACCTTTGATAGTAACATTTTCAGGATTAAATAATGGTTCTTCTTATTCATTTACAGTAAATGCCAAATATGGTACTATAGTAGGCCCAGGTGCATCTTCAACTTCCATTACACTTGTTGGAGTCCCTGGTGCACCAATAGATGTAACTGCTGTTGCATATGATGCATCTGCTTCAGTCACTTGGATAGCTCCTTCTGATAAAGGTTCGCCCATTACTGAATATAATGTAACTTCTAATCCTGGTGGGAAAACCGCTAAGTGGAATAACGGAGACGGGCCCTTAAGAGTAACTGTATCAGATCTAACTAATGGAGTACCGTATACATTTACTGTGACTGCTAAAAATGCAGAAGGTACTGGTCCAGCTTCAACTTCAAATCTCGTAACACCTAATGTGGTTCCTGGTAGACCAACTTTAGTAACTGCTACTGCTTATGATTCTTCTGCTTCAGTAACTTGGACAGCTCCTATAAATAGAGGATCCGCAATTACTGAATATACTGTAACTTCTAATCCTGGTGGGAAGACCGCTAAGTGGACTAATGGAGACTTAAGAGCAACTGTATTTGGATTAACTAATGGATTATCTTATAAATTTACAGTAACTGCTACTAATTTGAAAGGTGATAGTGAACCTTCTGATGAGTCTAATTCCGTTAAACCTGATTTAGCCCCTAGTGCACCAATAATAGGAACTGCTATTGCATATGATTCTTCTGCTTCAGTAACTTGGACTGCACCTATTCCAAATGGTGGAACCACAATTACTAAATATACTGTAACTTCTACTCCTGATGGAAAGACCGCTGAATGGAATACTGGAGGTGGACCCTTAATAGCAACTGTATTAGGACTAACTAATGGAACTGAATATAGATTTACAGTAACTGCTACTAATGATAATCTTACTAGTCTACCTTCTGACCCTTCAGGTCCCGTAACACCTGTTGGACCCCCTGGTGCACCAACAATAACGTCTGTTAATGCTGGTAATGCAACTGCTACAGTATCTTGGACGGCCCCTGCAAATACTGGTGGTTCGACAATTACTCGTTATACTGTAACTTCTTCTGATCTGCTATTAACTTCTCAAACTACTAATGGGGCAACTTCATTACTATTTACAGGATTAACTAATGGAACAGAATATACATTTAGAGTAACTGCTACTAATGCAAATAATCTTACTAGTCTACCTTCTGGAGCTTCAGGTCCCGTAACACCTGTTGGACCCCCTGGTAAACCATCAATAACGTCTATTAATGCTGGTAATGCAACTGCCACAGTATCTTGGACGGCACCTGCAAATACTGGTGGAACCGCAATTACTAAATATACTGTAACTTCTACTCCTGATGGAAAGACCGCTGAATGGAATACTGGAGGTGGACCCTTAATAGCAACTGTATCAGGACTAACTAATGGAACTGAATATAAATTTAGAGTAACTGCTACTAATGCAAATAATTTTACTAGTGAACCTTCAGAACTTTCAGATCCCGTAACACCTGTTGGACCCCCTGATAAACCAACAATAACGTCTGTTACTTCCGGTCTAGGATTTATTACTGTATCTTGGACCGCTCCTGCAAATACTGGTGGTTCGACAATTAATAAATATACTGTAACTTCCAGTGATAATAAAACCGCTATATGGAATTTAGGAGACGGAGCCTTATCAGCTAATGTTACAGGGCTAACTAGTGGAACTCAATATACTTTTAGAGTAACTGCTACTAATGCAAATAATTTTACTAGTGAACCTTCTGAACTTTCAGGTCTCATAACACCTCTTGGAGTCCCTGGAAAACCAACAATAACGTCTGTTGCTTCCGGTCTAGGATTTATTACTGTATCTTGGACGGCCCCTGTAAATAATGGTGGTTCGACAATTACTAAATATACTGTAACTTCTAGTGGTAATCAAACCGCTACATGGAATTTAGGAGACGGAGACTTATCAGCTAATGTTACATTGCTAACTCTTAATAATCCTTATACATTTACAGTAACTGCTACCAATAATTTTGGTACTGGTCTACCTTCTGATCCTTCACAATCTATTAGACCTGATGTAATCCCTAATACACCAACATTAGTAACTGCTAGTCCCCTTAATAGTTCTGCTAATGTATCTTGGACGTACGTAGCTCTGGATGAGCCACCACTTAGTCATTTTACTGTAACATCTAATCCTCCAACTTCTAATCCATTATTAACTTCTCAAAGGACTATTGGGGGAGAATCTTCATTACTATTTACAGGACTAACTAATGGAACAGCCTATAGATTTACAGTAACAGCTAGTAATTATAATCGTACTAGTCCACCTTCTGTTCCTTCAGACCCCGTAACACCTGCCAGTGCCCCTGGTGCACCAACTTTAGTAACTGCTAGTCCCCTTAATGAATCTGCTACAGTATCTTGGACGGCCCCTGCAAATAATGGTGGTTCGTCAATTACTGGTTATACTGTAACTGCTATTAATGTATCTACTCAAGCAACAATTTCTCGAACGACAACTAGTTCTCCTTATACATTTACAGGGCTAACTAATGGAATTGAATATAAATTTAGAGTAACTGCTACTAATGCAAATAATCTTACTAGTGAACCTTCTGTTCTGTCTGATTCTGTAACACCTGTTGGAGTTGCCCCTGGTGCACCAACATCAGTAACTGCTAGTCCCCTTAATGAATCTGCTACAGTATCTTGGACGGCCCCTGCAAATACTGGTGGTTCGTCAATTACTGGTTATACTGTAACTTCTATTCCCCCTTTACCTTCTCAAACGACTAATGGGGCAACTTCATTACAATTTCCAGGATTAACTAATGGAAATTCTTATAAATTTAAAGTAACTGCTACTACTGTGTATGGTACTAGTTCACTTTCTGATGAGTCTAATTCTGTAACACCTGTTGGACCCCCTGGTGCACCAACAATAGGAACTGCTATTGCATATGATTCTTCTGCTTCAATCACTTGGACGGCCCCTGCAAATACTGGTGGTTCGTCAATTTCTGGTTATACTGTAACTGCTATTAATGTATCTACTCAAGCGACAATTTCTAGACAAGGCAGTTCTCCTTATATATTTACAGGACTAACTAATGGAACAGCCTATAAATTTAGAGTAACTGCTACTAATGCAAATAATCTTACTAGTGAACCTTCTCAAGAGTCTAATTCCGTAACACCTGGACCTCCATTACCAGCACCAATGATTCTACAGTTTGATACAATTCATTCTTCAGTCCCCGTCGATCTACCAATTAGTGGAGGAACAAATGTTCTAGTAGACTTTGGTACTGGCCCTCAAGCAAATTTTGTTACTACGCTCCCACAAAGTGGAAACAAAACAATTGTAAAAATTCATGGTTCTTTTACTACATTTCTTAAAGATGGAGGATGGTCTGGTAGAAATAAATTAGTAAGTATCGATTCATGGGGTGATAATCCATTATTAACAAATATAAGAGCAATGTGTGATAATTCTCTAGTAACAAGTGTTCCAGCAACATTACCTTCTTCAGTTAAATCTGTACATGGTATGTTTGCCAATACTCAATTCAATGGTGATTTAAGTAATTGGGATGTAACAAATGTTTCAGATATGGCTGGTATGTTTTACAATGCACCTAGTTTTACAGGTATTGGCATTAGTCTATGGAATGTATCTAACGTTTTTGATGTAAGTAATATGTTTAATAGAGCAAATGGAATGTATGATGCCAACGGAAAATTAGAAGTAGACTTGATTGGCTGGCAATTGCCTAGCTTACTATATCCACCGACAGATATGATATTTTGTACTGACCCAAATATAGGAAATCAAACACTATATGATGAGAAATCACCATTTTATATAGGTCTAAATTGTAGTAGTATCTCATGGGGTGCTTCTGAAGTATCTTTTTCTACTAACTGGGAGCAAAAACCATGGGTTGGTATTTCGTATTATCTGACAATTAAAGATGGTAATAATAATGCGGAATTATATTCATCAACTTCTTCAGAAACATCTGGATATATATGGACAGGTACACCTTACAACTATGATCCAACTTTAATTTCCGTTACATTTAAAATAGAGTTAAGTATATATATAGGCAATATTTCTATAGGTGTCGTTCAATTAACATATGAACATTTTAGATAAATGGATTCCAGGCCCATTGAAGAAGAGCTTGTCTTTCTTTTGGTCTGCAACTCAGATCACCAGGTTTACAATTTGCTTTTATAGCTCCTGCATGACGGGCAAATGATTTCCATCTACCAATTTGTACTGAATCGAGCGCAGGAATTCTGCGTCCCATCCAGTATCGGCAATACCATTGAAACCAACCGCGTTCATCAGGATTTTCAGGACTTCCTAAAATAGCTCTGCCAGTTACAGAGAGTCCAGAGAGTCCAGAGTTTCCAGGATTTCCATCAGGAACCCAGCCATTCTCCTTCCACACAGAAAGAGGTTGTCTCGATTTAATCTTAAACAGATTTACAGTCGGATCAGGAGAACCGGGCCTCAAACTATCCGTCATAAGTCCACCCAAAAACCATTCCACCGGAAATTCAGTATAGCAGTCATTTAGATAAGCTCCTTCAAAGACTCCCAACATCAACATCTCAGCTGGACTAAGAGCCGGTTGAAATTCCGGTCCCAGTTCACCAGGTTCTTCTGTTAATTTGTACTGAAATCTAGGTCCCTTGATAACATCTCCTTTCTTAAACGATGCAAGTGGTCTACCCGATTTGAGCAAAAGTGACTTGAGTTGTTCAGGACTTTTAGGTTTCATGCCTACTATAGTAGATGATTTCAAAGCCTCGATGACAGAAAAACAAAAAATTGTACATGAACTTGCAACAAAAATGTTGAAAACCCGCTATAATCCCGTGCGGTGTAATCTTTTTCTCCGGTTTTCGTTTTCAACTAAAGTCGCCGCGCCCAAACCCTGACTCCTCCATTCGTATTAAACCAAGCCAAGTCTTCCACAGGAACCCATCTACAATCCTTGTGTTCTTTGGCATCCAGAGTCGGTTTACGAAGACTCCTAAGTGGTCTGGCATGCCAGTAGAACTTTTTGTCAAGACGTATTGCGTCACCGACTATTTCATAGTCGATATTCAGACGATATCCCGTCTCCTCTTCCATCTCGCGAACTGCAGTGTCTATTGGTGTCAAATCATAGTCTTCACCGTGACCTTTAGGAAAACTCCAGATTCCCGACAGACCTTGTAGCAATAAAACTTTTCCACCCAGCAATAATATTATTCCAGCACTAGGTTTCATTCCTAAGTGCTACATATTTCATTTGACATCGAATACCGGTTCAACTTTAATAAAGGTGACAAGCACCAAAAAAATATTACGCTAGAACAACACTGTCTCGCTATATCTTCAGTAAGTACAACGCCCTCAAACAGGTAGCAAAGTGGAACAAATGCCTCCCAACAGTCGTGCCTCATTATGCAATAAAATGCAATAATGACCCGCAACTCTTATCTTGGCTCTTCCGTGCAGGAGCCAATTTCGACTGTGCATCTCCCACTGAGATGCAACAGGCTCTGGGGGCCGGTGCCAGTCCAAAACAGATTATATATGCCCATCCTTGCAAGTCCTCTTATGATATATGTATGGCACGAGAACTTGGTATTCGAACTACAGTTATAGACAGTCCCGAAGAAGCCATTAAACTGGGCAAGACTGGCTGGACCGGGTCCACTCTTGTCCGTCTCATGGTTCCTGACTCCGGCTCCAAGCAACCCTTTAGTAAAAAATTTGGTGCACCTTTGTCCTGGATTCCTGAGATTATTGATGTACTTGCTAATTACGGAATACCCTTGGCTGGCTGGAGTTTCCATGTCGGCTCCATGTGTAAAGAGCCCCGACAATTCTCGAAAGCCATTGAACTCTGTGCAGAAGCCCATGCATTAAATCCTGATAAGGGACCAACTATTGTAGACATTGGAGGCGGATTTGTTCCCGATGAATCCTTTGAGTCCGCCGCCGCCGAAATCCGCTCATCATTCCGGCATTTTCCTCAGTCTACAACATGGATTGCCGAGCCCGGCCGATTCCTAGCTACTCCGGTAATTACTTTGGAAGTTCCTGTAATCGGTGTTAAACGCAGAGAAGGTGGAGGATTTCGTTATACAATAGATGAGTCCGTGTATGGTGCGTTCAGTAATATTCCATTCGATGGACAGAAACCTACATACGAACTCATTGATCCATCAGACCGCCGTTCATTAGTAAATGCAACACTCTTTGGGCGAACCTGTGATTCTGCCGACTGCCTAGAAGAAGATATTGAAATTCCTGAACTTCGAGTCGGAGACTGGCTTCGGGTGTCTAACATGGGTGCCTATACGTTGGTTTCGTCTTCGGAATTTAATGGATTTCCTCTTGCAAAAAGAATCTATGAATAAGGTAGAATGAGTCTAGTATCTAAATTTTTTGGCCGTCTTACTAAGAGCGTAAAGAATGTTGGTCGTCGTACCCGTAAGCTGGGTCGCAACTCTGCACGTGTGGCCCGTAAGCTGTATAAGCCTGTTACGAACATGATTGGGCTTACCAAGCGCAAGAGTAGGAGCCGTAAGTAAAAATTGACTTTAACCCCAGTGCACTTTGATAAGTAAGATGAATATACTAATCGTTGAATCCCCGGCAAAATGCGCGAAGATTCAAGGATTTCTTGGCCCAGGATGGCGCGTTCAGGCCACTATGGGTCATATTCGTGGTCTCAAAGAAGGATTAGATGGTATTGGATTTCAGAAAGGATGGAATCCTATTTTCGAGAATCTGCCCACAAAGGCCCCTGCTATCAGTAATCTTAAGAAACTCAAAGGTCAAGGTCAAATCTTTCTTGGCTCAGATGATGACCGCGAAGGAGAGGCAATTGCTTGGCATACATGTCAACTTCTTGGACTTCCTGTTAATACTACGCCCCGTGTTATTTTCCACGAAATTACGAAGGATGCTATTACAAAGGCAGTAGCCAAACCAACTCGGATTAACATGCCGGTTGTTGAGGCCCAACAGGGTCGGTCTATGCTTGATTTACTGATTGGATTTACACTGTCTCCGTGTCTGTGGAAAGGAGTCGGATATAAACCGGGACTCTCTGCTGGTCGGTGTCAGACTCCGGCACTGCGTATTGTCTATGACCGCGAACTCCAGATTGAGGCCCATGAGACTAAGAAGTCATGGACTCTGTCAGCTATGGCCGACCTTAAATGGGTCTGTCCTACAGAGTATGAAGAGGAGCCTGTGATGCCAAAGGATCCATTGTTACATGTGATTGATAGAAAGGATAGTGTTAGCTGTCACAAGGCACCGGCACCATTTATTACATCGACTCTGCAACAAGAGGCATCGAGTCATCTTGGAATGAATCCGAAGACAACAATGCGACTTGCACAGAGTTTGTATGAACAGGGTCATATTACATATATGCGAACGGATTCGGCGGTGCTTTCGGCAGAGGCTACTTTGGCTGCTAGGGCGATTGTTGAAGAGCGCTGGGGTTCAGCGGGTTTAGAAACTGCTCTAAACCCTGGTCTAAACCCGCAGGGTTTAGACATTGGTCCACATGAAGGTATCCGTCCCACACATTTAGAAACAGAATCTATCGAAGGCGACGAAGCCCGTCTCTATGCATTAATTTGGAAACGGACAATTCAATCTGTAATGTCAGATCACAAAGAGGCCGTTGTACGTCTCAAAGGAACTATTTCCGACATCGTATTCTTTAATGAGACTCGACAGACCATCTTTGCCGGTTGGCGATTCGATGAGAAAATTGATAACACCAAAGTCAAGATAAAGGCCGGTGATAAGATTCGATGGACATCTATTATGGCCAAAGAGGTTCTAACATCACCGCCTCCACGATATACCGAGGCTTCGCTAATTCGAGAACTTGAAAAAAAAGGTATCGGTCGTCCTAGTACATATGCATCGCTAATTGATACTGTATCAGAGCGCGGTTATGTTGAAAAGGCCCGTCCATCCAAAGAAAAAGTGTCTATCAACAGTGTCGAAATATTGGCAGGTGGACTACCCATAAGAAAGACAGAATATGTCACAAAAAACGGCAGAGAAGGTCTCCAAGTCACTTCACTAGGCCGTACTGTGATTGAGTGGCTTCTAACACAATTTGCATCATTGATTGACTATGGATTTACGGCTAAAATGGAAAGTCAGTTAGATGAAATTGCCGCAGCTAAACTAGACAAGAAGAAACTATTGGAAACCGTGTGGAACACTTACAAAGACCGATATGTTGAAATTATGACTAAGACTATAACACAAAATAACGAAGGGTCTTTAGGAGAAGGATATAAGATTGTTGTTACTAAGAAGGGCCCATGTTTTCATCATGAGACCGGTTTTGCTTCTATGCCGGCACATCTATCTATCAAGACTGCTACGCTGGCAGATGCAAAGGCAGCATTTGCTGCAAAAGGAGGCGAAGTGTTAGGAGTTCTAGACGGTGAACAGATTATTAAGAAATCTGGTAAATATGGGCCATATGTGTCTTGGTCCAAGATTAATCTCACGTATACAACGGAGTCATTCGAAGAATTGTGTGTCAAACTCAAAGCTAAATCTACAAATACAGTAGATCACGAGGTCGGTCCATATCATATTAAGAAGGGTCCTTACGGTCTATACATGTTTAAGGTCTTGAAGACTAAGAAACCAACCTTTGTATCTATACCCGCGGATACAGAATGGTCTACTCTGACGCTTGAGGGAGCCGAAGCATTGTACAAGGCAAATCTGAAAAAAGTTACTAAAATTTAATAACCAGAGTTGAATACGGAGATAAATCTGCAAAAGGAGTTACCAGAGTATATCCTTTTGTTTCTGCATACGATAACCATTCAAAGAATCGTGGCCATGTAACATACTGTCCTTCGTAGACCAGAAGAAGAGCACACTGGTTACCTAGAGGATCGCTTTTATCTGTATCTCTGTGTGTTGTTGTTTCAAGATGTGGGGCCGATCTATCAATACCCCAGACTTCACCGGTTTCTAACACATGGCGTCTTAGTCGGTAATACATATTAGGGCTTAAGAATATAGTATTTAATATGAAAAATGGGTTCTTTTTTTTCTAAAAAAACAAAACAGGCACCAGTTGAAATAGGCGTTCTTACATACTACGAAATGGTTGCTAAGATAAAAAAGACCAATCCGGATTGTATTATTTCCATAATTGCTATGAACGAAGATGATGTCTATGATTCTAAACCTCTTGGTACGGATCAGTATGTTATAACATATAATGTACGGACGGGAATTATTACGGGAGTCTATGATTCAACAACCTAAAAAGTTGACTATTCATTGACTAAGACATGACTTAATCAATGAAACGAATGGTCGACCTCTTTGCAGGGACCGGTGCATTTACACATGCATTTCAAAGTACTGGACAGGTTGAGTGTGTATTTGCGAATGATATGGTAGAGGCCTCTAAGAAAATCTATGATGCAAATTTTACACATACACTTACCCTTGAGAATCTAAATGATGTCAAGGTTGAGGATATTCCAGCCCATGATATTCTAACAGGCGGTTTTCCATGCCAGCCCTTCTCAATTGCCGGTAATCAAGAAGGATTCAATGATGAACGCTCCAATGTTTTCTGGAAAATTCTGGCCATTATTGATCACCACGGACCACGGTGTGTCGTCTTAGAAAATGTAAAAAATCTGGTAAGTCATGATGATGGCAATACCTTTCAGATTATTAAACAGAATCTAGAGGATCGTGGCTATCACGTAATGACTAAGATTCTAGACACGTCTGTTATCACTGGTGTACCTCAGCATCGTGAGCGGATTTACATAGTCTGTCTAAAAGACAGAGCCGTATTTGATGCATTCAGTCTAGATTTTCCCGCTGTACAAAAGGCACCGGTCACATCTATGTTACTTGCAGAAAGTGCAGTTCCCGCCAAGTATTATTACACTAGTACATCTTCTACATGGCCTCTGGTTTCAGAAGCAGTGACCAAAAAAGGTACTATTTATCAGTATCGGCGCGTCTATGTTCGTGAAAATAAGAGTAATGAATGTCCTACTCTGACCGCAAACATGGGAAGTGGCGGTCACAATGTTCCTATTATTCTTGATGACAAGGGTATTCGCAAGCTAACACCGCGGGAATGTTTCAATTTCCAGGGATTTCCCGCCGATTACGTTCTGCCCGCACTGGCCGACTCGCATCTATATAAACTGGCAGGTAATGCTGTATCAGTACCTGTTGTCCAGCTTATTGCAAACCGGTTAGTACCTCTTCTATAGTTCCCTCGAACATCTTAGTTGCATTTGTGCCAAGTTGACTTTCTATAGCGGGCCAAGATAGACGCGGTCTACGTCCCTGTTTACATTGATCCTCAAAGGTCTGTGTCTTATTAACTTGTAAATTTTTCCAAATAACAGAATCATTTTTGTGTGGAACACGCCAGAGAACAAATCGGCCATTTAGCCAATCACGTGCATCTAAGAAGTAAAGAGTGTCCCATGCCTCTGTTGGACCGAAAGAAGGTGGACCATCTGATGTGAAACATTTTATTTCTTGTTGTCCCTCTTTTTCTGAAATCAAATCTCCCTTAGTCTTGAGTTCAGTTCCTTTTGTCCATTTAGAGGTTGGATCGTGTCGTCGAATGATGAATTTGGCCACATTTTCACTAATGTGTTCTGGCATTGTAGGATTTCTTATATCTATACTATGTTCTTCGGCTAGACTATGTAGTCCAAGAACATAGGTTCGGTGTAAGTTAAATGCTTGGCGAAGTACAGTAGGAGTATAACGGTCACTCATTATGATTTTTTGATAACATTGTTTTAATCAGTCACCTTTTGTTATTCTTCATTTTCATCACCATCGCCTGCTCCCGTTGAAATAGGAGTAGGTAATTCAAAGACAGAAACGGCATGTTCTAGAATAGATGGTTTGAGACGTAGCTCAACCCGTTTTTTCGACTTGTATAATTTTACATTTCCATAGCGTTCAGCTATAAAGTTCCTTAGAAAAATACTAGTACCAGAATCAGTAACATATTTCAAGCCAACATTAGCAATAAATTCAGCATTAATTTTGAAATTAACTAAGAA